GATGGTTCATAAAAGGAACCGATCCAAAAACATGGCCAGAACGTATGAATGAAGTTTTCGGTGACCGACATGTTATGGGCACTGACTTCACTTCTTTTGAGGCCCATCACTGTGGGACCTTCTCCAACATCGTGTACTACTGGATGCTACACATGATACGAAATCTCAAGAATATCAGACCTATCAAGGATCTGATCGCCAAGCTTGTGAATGGTGACAACGACATACACTTTTCGAAGCTTAATGTGAAAATTACACAGAGATTGATGTCTGGAGCGATGTGGACGTCGTCAGCAAACGGATTGCTGAACTTGCTCTTTATGTCGTACTTGTCAGCTTGCGCCAGCAACGGTTCGGATGCGGATCCAATCTTGCTTGCACAATGGTCAAATGATCATTTTGAAGGCCTTATCGAAGGTGATGATGGCCTCTGCGTTGATCTAGGCATCGACTTACAAGTAGTAAAAGAGCTGGGCTTGGACATGAAGCCAGAATTCAAAGATCATTTCTCCAAAGCGGGGTTTTGTGGAATAGTTTGTGATGCGAATGATCGCGTTGTGATGAAAGACCCAATCCCGTTCTTGAGAAACTTCTTCGTTTTACCAAAGAAATACAAAGACATGAAAGCAACCCACATGAAGGGTTTAATGCGCGCTAAGGCCCTTTCATACTTATACAACTTCTCAGGATGTCCAATAATTGACCCAATCTGCCATTGGGTACTCGAGCGAACAAAGAGCTTAACCGTGACACGGTATCTAGCTGACTTTGACCAATTCCACTCTGGCTTTGTATTGAAAGGCCAGAAAGAGAAGGTCTGGTTACACCGAAAGCCCATAGGTGATTCCGCTCGCGCAATCGTAGCCGATAGATTTGGCATTAGTGTAGAAATGCAAGTGAAGATAGAGAAGTCGTTCTCCGACAACAATAGCGACATTATCTCTTTTGATCATAGCACACTAGTTGACCAAGTCAGTATTGAACATGCTATCAATTTCGTTTTCAACGAAGAGGGAGAAATCTCATTGCCCCACCCTTCAGTCCCGAAAGAAATTCAAGCTGTGCTTGACGGGACTTACAAGGCAGAACCGGCTAAAGATCCTCCACTCTGGGATATCAATTTCAGGAAATATTGGCATAAAGCGATCGATTACATCGCACATAAACCTTATGGCAAGGAGCGAACCGACTAACCGCAAACCACCTTAGTCGGAATGCTCAAGGGTATGTGCGAGATCTCCCAATCTGTGAATTGAGAGAATAAGTGTCCCCAACCACTGACCATCGCGAAGGTCGCTTAGGG